TTTTTTCAAAAAGATTGTCCCTTTTTTGTATATTTCCCGAGTCGAATCTCAGAACAGACTCGGGAAAAATATACGAAAAAGTAGTGGAGGTAATCCAAAGTGTATGTTTTTTTTCAATATTTCATTTTTACAACTTTCTAAAGAAACATACACTTTGGATTATCCCCACTACTTTTCGTATATATTTCCCGAGTCGAATCTCAGAACAGACTCGGGAAAAATATACGAAAAAGTAGTGGGGGTAATCCAAAGTGTATGTTTCTTTAGAAATATATACGAAAAAGTAGTGGGGGGATATTCAAGGATATATATTCTCGTGTATTTATTATTATTATGGATTTCCTTCACTCTACTTATATTTTTAAAAAAAAATTTTTTTTTTTAAATAAAAATAACATTTTTTATAATAAATAATTTTTTTATTATTACAAAATAGTATTGAATTTGTTATTTGATAAATAATCATTATCAAATAGTTCTAATAATTCTGAAAAATCTATTGTTGTGATATTAATTAAATTCAGAAAATCATTATATGAAAATAATTGACTTTTTTTTATTTCATTAAAAATCTTCTCAATATAAGTATATATATATAATAAAGTAATGTTTTTATTTTTTTTTAACATATTTTGATATTGACATTTTTTAATAAAATTTTTAATTTCTTTAGAATACCAAATTTTATTAACCATTTCATTTTTCTTTAAATGTATAAATAACGATGAAACAAAAAACCATTGTAAGATGGTATCGTTTTTTTTAAATTGAAAATCAGTAACCATTTTTTTACAGAAATTTATAAAATTTTTATTTTTTTCCCACTCTTCGTAAGTGGATATAATTATATTTGAAATTTTATCGTCATCGTCGTCTTTAGAATTTAATTTAAAAAGTTTTTGAAATTCATTTCTATTATTTTTTTGTATCATTTTAAACCAATGAGAGGAAATTTTCTCTTTTTTCATATTTAATTTTTTAGCTAGAAATACTTTTAGAAATTCATCTTCATCAACAGTTTCATGTAATATTTGACTTAAAGAAGAAAACAAAACATTACTATAAACGTCATTAATTGAAAAATTTTTTTTATGAAAATTATCGTTACATTCAATTTCATGAGAGATACAATAAATTGGTAAATGAAATATTAATGTTATTAAAATGTTATATAGCGGATATGGTTTTTTTATTATATTAATAAATCTCTGTAAATTTACACATAATTCTATATAATCATTAGATGATAGATTTGTTAAATTACAACATATATAATTAATACGATTTATTAAATATTCAATTTTTTCTTTATTATCTTCATTATATGAAAATATAATTTCGGAATACATTCTATGAAAATTATCAAAATGTTGTAAAATTGATGTTTGATTTTCATTTATATAATTAATAATTGAATGTAAAAATTTTTGTATATTTTGAACAGAATCTTCTTTAAATTCATTTAATTTTTTATTTAAAATCGTTGTAAATAAATTATTAAAATCAATCTTGGTTAAAAATAAATCTTTATTAATGTCTTTATATGAGATAAATTTTTTTAATATATATAATTGAATTCTTGATAATAATAAAAGATCATTTTTTTTTAAAGATACGCTAATGGGTAAATCAATTGAAATAAATTCATTAGTTTCAGTTTTTATTTTAAAAATATCAGAATATTTTATTATTTCCATTTTTTTAATATTATAAAAACCTCTTATCATAATGAAAAAATTATATATATATTATTATCATTATGATGATAGGTCTCATGTCAATCACGAACAAGTTCGCCATTATTATTTTTCAATGTATGAATTAAAAATGAATTACAACTAATTTTATTTTCTAGCGTTGGTTGAATATTACATCTTGTATGAATTGTACAAATATTCGGTTCACTAAATCGTCCATCAATCCATTCACAAGTTTTACTGGCTTCAGATTTTTCAAAATTTTCTTTACTACAAAGATACATAGCGTGGCCTCTATCAGCTTCAATAGTTTCCATATTTTTTACAATAGTTGTTGCTTCATTAAAATGAAAACATAATACTGTAATTGTTAATGTATAAAAAATATTCTTCAAATACATTTTTTTTCTTTTTTTTTGATTATATTTTTTTTTATTTTTCTATAATTAATGTTTCTTATTATAAGTATAAAACTGAAGTGATGATACATTTTTAATTTTTATGAGCTTTTATACGTTTTTTTATATCAATAATATATATAATAAGACTTTATGACAAAAAATAGTATAAATATATATATAAATATAGTGTAAGAGTGTCTTTTTGTGTTTATAAAAAATGGATAAATATATTGCATTTAGTAATCCACAGTTAATGGATAAAGAAGATGAAAAAACGGAAAAAAAAGACGATACTACTTTTTTTGAAAGAATTAAAAATTTAGAAATATTTATAGCAAATATTAATAAACAACATAAACGTTTATTACAAAATAAAAGTAATAATAGTGTTACTCCTGAACAATATGAACGTTATTTTAATGATGCGATATTAGAGAGTATTTCATGCGGTGAAGAAATAGATAAATTATTAATTGCACAAGATGGAAAATTATCGAAAAAACAATATTTAGAATATTCAAAATGGTATGATATTGTAACACAATTGGGCGTATATAGGTATTTAAAGGAAGATAATGCATTGTCTAATATTGAAAAATATGTTTCTGATTTATTATTAAACGATACAAATACAATTAAAACATTAGATGATTTATTATATAATTATCAAAAACAATCTGAAGAAACTAATTCAAGTAATTTAAATGAATTGTTATTCAAACCAAATGTTTCTTTTAATGAATTTTCCGGACGCATAGAAACAATTAAATACATCAAAAACATTTTGGATGTATCGCCATTATTTGATAATTATGTGTCAATGATTCTCGGCGGTCCTCCAGGTGTTGGTAAAAGTCAAATAGCTATTGCATCAATGACTTATTTTCAATCGGAAGAAAATTATATTTTAAATATGCCTGAATTGTCTTCAGGAGTAGTTGGTTCTGCAGAGAAAGTGTTAAAAAAATTATTTAATCGTGTTTATACAAATCCAAATATAAAATTTTCAATTTTTTTAGATGAGGCTGATGAAATTTTTAAACTTGACGTTCCAGCTCATTTAAAAAGTGTAGCTATGACAATTCAAACAAGTTTGCAGGGTACATATAAATTTTCAAACAATTTATTATTTATAATTGCTACTAATTATCAAAATTATATTAGTCAACCTATTAAAGATCGTATAGGAGCAATGATTTTTATAGACGTTCCAGATAAGCAAGAAATTTTTCAAATGTTTTTCTCATTAATGGGTATATTCGATAATAATATGGCTGCTCTTCAAAATTTAAATACAGCATATTTAAATAATGTTTTAGAGCCTTTTCTTAAAAAAATACCAAAGGTATTGACATATAGAAATATAAAAAATATATATACTACTGCAGTCAGTGAAATGGTTGGTTCGGAAATTAATAAGCAAAGAGCACAAAATAAAACAACAACAGATTTTTATTTTTTAATATATAATAATAATAATAATAACGTTTCAAATAACTCTTCTTTAGTAGCTATTCAAGTAGATGAAATTTTTTATAATTCACTAAATGAAGAATTTAAAATTAGTTTTGTTAATCAACCAAACACTAATATTAGTGCAAATATTGATATTATATATAAAACGGTACATTTAACATTGGAACAAATTAAAACTTTTAAAAATTTTTATCAAATAGATAAAGAATATTATAGACCTGAATTATCACATTTAAACAATGCCTCAAAAACTATACATTATATGAATAAAGATTCATATGAAATGTTTTTAAAAAATAATGGAAATAAAAAATCAATATATAATGACCGTGATTTCCAAAACAATGCATAAATTCAAATTAAATCCTTCTTTATTAGATATTTGTTCATTTTTTTTTCAAATTGTCTAACTTGATTTAAGTATACAACAAAATCAACTTCTTTATACATATTAAATTTATGAATATTCTTCATATGTTTAGTTTCTTGGAAATTGTTGAAAAAATATTCCTTTAACCAATCATCAATTTCTTGAGAAAAAAAAACGTCTTGAATAATTTTTTTCGAAATTTTATTCAAAGCTTTCGTAATTTTTTTGATTTTTTTTTTACCATCTTTTTTGCAACTTAAAAATTTTACAATTTCAACAGATGTGAAAATCACAGATATAAAAAATAAATGTTGTACAATTCTATCAAATTCCTTTTTCAAAGATTGTTGAAATAACAAATCATGCGTATTCTTTAATATTTCACTTTCATTTCTGTCAATAACAGTGATTTTGCGTGCAAAATTCACATAATAACTTTGTCGTCGACGTTTTAATTTCATTAATTGACAATACATCATATTTATTTCAATATCCGCATTAGATATATCTGTTTGAAGTACAGGTATGTATAATCTCAATTGCCATAAAAGAACTAGGTTTCGTAATATATCGAATAGGTACTCAAGTAAATTTTTGTTCTGTTCTATACAAATCATATGTAAATATACATTAACACAGAAAAGAGAATCGATAAATAAAAAGTTTGCTTTCGAATATTCATAATGAACATTTAGCAAAACAAATAATTTCTTTTTCATTTCATTTAAAATGGAATCAATATCCATATTAATAATTGATGTATGCATGACTTTTGTAAAAAAAAAATCAATAATACTTTTTTTCAGATTTTCTAATTCATTTTCAAAATCTTCAATTGTAAAAAGATGTTCTTTTAAAAAAATCATTCCTCTTGAAAAATTCGTAGTCAAGAAAATTTCCCCTCTATTTGAAAATAATTCTATTAAAGAATATTTTGACAATTTATATTTATCATTTCTAATAGTTTTTAATTTTTCTTTAATGTCAAAATTTAGTTCCTTTTGAAGATTTGTAAACGTAATATCTCGTAATTTTATCATTCTCCTAAAAATAATAATAAAGTTGTTAAATAAAAATTTATTACTATTTCACTTTGTTTTGAAAATAACAAAACCTCAGACTCCCCATCTGATATTTTTTCAACAATTTTTTTCGATAACATGTTGGATTGCCAAAAAATTTTTTTTTCACTATATTGCATTACATTAAGAATTATTGAATAAAATATATTAATTTCATTTAAAGAAGTTAATGAATTTAAAAATAATGTAACATCAATTTGTCGATTATATAACTTTTCCAACATGTAGGAAATATTGTTATTTTCATTTACATAATTTTTATTAAGATTTGAAATATTTGATGATAATAAAGGAGAAATAGTTTCTAATGAAAGGCCAGGATAATGAATAGATTGTAAATTATATAAATGTAAACGTTTTTGTTTACACTTTATGAAATATTTTTCAAATTCATCATACTGTACTGAATTATTTAAAAGATTTAGTTTAGTATCTGCATTTTTTTTAAAATTACTTGATAAAGTAGAACATGCGTTATTTAAATACTCAATAACTTCAGTCACATTATTTTGTCTTTCATTTTTATAAAACAATCTTATTTGATATTGTATAAGATCGACTTGTTCCTGTAAAAAACTCATTTTTACATTTAAAAAATCTATTATTGCACATAATTGTTTTTCTTTTAATTCATTTTTTTTTTTCAATGTCACATAATCGGAATTTTTATAAGCAACATCTTTTTTAAATTTTACAATTAAAAAACGACTCAAAATACTTTCAATTTTATATCGTCTATATTTTTTTAAATATGTAATAATTTTTTTTTCATTTTTAACATTTAATTTATTTTCACAATATTCTAAAAACGATAAAAATAAATTTTTTTGATCGGTATCTATTTTTAACATTGAAATAATGACACGTGATGACAATATTTTCATGATTTAAATATTTTATAATAATTATATATAATAAATACCTTATAATTGTAGATATACAATACGGGGAAAAATAAAAAAAAACATTACACTACGGAGCGACACTTTTATTCTGTTCTGAGTACGAGTAATTTTTTATTTATATACATACACACGCATTATTTAAAAATCAATATTTCTCATAAGAAATATTATGTTTACTTAAGGAAAAAAAAACGTAAATTAATATCTTACTTACGTAAGCATATTTTTTGTACGTAAATATAACAATTCTTCAGAAACATTAATATAATGAAAAAATATTTCTTGGACATTTTTTTTTAGGATACATTTATCTTTATATAAAATTTCATCTTTACAAAATACAAATCCATTAAATTCAATAATTGTTTTAAATGATTCATGCCCATTTGTAGGTACATTCCTTGCAGCAATTCCAATATTAGATAAAGCTAAAGTAGATGCTTGATAAATATCAACATTTGTCATTTCTTTCTTTTCATTTACGGTATTCAATATTTGTAGATAATGATCTAAAGAACCAGTTGCTCCACTGAGAACTATTTTCAATAAAGTCAAATCTAAAAAGGCATTTTCAATAATATATTGATTTGGTAAATGGGAAACTTTAAAATCACAATTTTCATTATTAGACAATTTTACAATATTTAAATTAATTTCATTGAAAAATGAAAAGGTTTCTTGAGAACCATAATCAACATATATTGATAACATTAATAATTCTAAAGCAATTCTTGTAGGTTCTATATATTTAAAAATTTCAACATTCGGATATTGTTTTTTAAAAGAAAAAACAGCATCAATATTCTCTTGATTTGAAAACCATTTTAAAAAAGATATTGATAAAATATTATCAAAACGTTTCTTAAATTTATGAAATTTAGGTAAACCTCGTTGATGCATATATAAAATATGTGTTTCTGTAAATATCAATTTCAATTTTAAATAACCTAAATAAATATTATATTCAGAAGCTAAATAAAGCCTTCCTTCTAATCCGCTAGTTAAATTTTGTAATATACAACAATTTTCAGCATCTCCGTCGAAATCAGCATTTTGTCCAATTATATTATAGGGACCGATAAAAAATAAATCTGTTTTTGCAAATGCTATTCTCGATATTAAAATTATTGAATTTTTACACAATACTGGATCTCTTTTCATCATACAAAAAATTTCAACACTTAAATCAATAAAACATTCTTTTTGATACATTGGATTTTCTAAATCATATAAATTATCTAAACATTTAGATAAATTAATATATATATTTAATTCATTAATCATACTTATAGGCATAATAACTTCATTAGACTGTAAATCAAATCTTAAATTAATTTGACTTCGCAGAGTCATTATTTTTGGTGATAATAATTGTCTTCTCATTGTACTATCTCTACCTTGTATTTGTTTTACAATAGAATCATTTTTCATTTTTATTGTTGTTAAATTTTTAATTTCTTTAATATTTTTATTTGCATAATTATTAATAACTGTTTGTAATGAATGTATCTTAAATTTTTTTTTTTTATCAAAATCAAAAGCGTCTTTAATGAATAATAATAAAATTTTATATAAAAATCCATAATTTTTTTCAAATATAATGTATAAAAAATTTTCACAATCTTTATACTTTATTATTTCTTCATTTAAATATTTCATGTATAAAATTAGATTCTTTTTTTTTAAGTACATTTTCATTTTTAATATAAAACGATAAACAGACTTTGAACAGTTTTCATTAATTTTCAATAAATCTAAAAGTGCTAAAAATGGCATTTTTTCATCATCTTTAAATATTTTTTGATATTCATAAATGGAACCTTTTGAATGCATATGTATTGCTGGAAGATATATAACTTTCATATCGTTAAAATCATATTTTTTTTTTTTATCAATATGATAAACATATGGATAATTAGTTTTTATAAATAATCCATTATAAAAAAAATGATACAATTGAATATCTTTTTTTATTTCAATATTATCTTCCAATTGTGTTTTACGATGAAACATCCACCATTTTCGTACTATATTTGACATGTCGGAAGTTTTCCAAACTGGAATGCGTTCCTTCTTTAAATATGACAAAGTAATATTTTCAATATTGTATTCCCTGTTAATAAAAAATAAATTTAAAAAATTACATGTAAAAAAATAACGCAGTATTTTTCTCAAACGCCGCAAAAAAAAGAATCTCTTTTTCAATTTTTGCTGCGGCATTACGCAAGAATGCCGCAGCATTATGTCGCATTTTTTAATTTTTTTGCATGTTTTGCTGCGTAATTATTGCGTAATGCCGCAGCAAAAATTTATTTTCAAAGAAAAATTTTTTTTCATTTTTTTAAAAAAAATTTTTTTTTTGACGCAGAAAAAAAAAGATTTTTTACAGTAATTTTTTTTTCGAGACTTACATTTTTCTTAAAAATTTTTTATCTGTGTTGTCGCTCGACTTGTCCGCCCGCCGCCGTTCACTTTACAACTACTACTATTGCATCTTTTCAACTATACATTCAATTTATAATTTAATATATATATAAGGTTTTTCATTTCTTTTTATAAATAATAATCATGCACCTAGGTCAATTAAATAATTTTTATAATAAATGTGAAAAGTATTTATTACAATATGAAAAAAACGTTATACAAGAATTAATAAGTTTAATGACGTTCTTAAAAATTAATAATATTCCTGATGTTAAATATGAACATTTAAATAATTGCAATCAATCAGTAGAATGTCATTGTGGACATTTATATTATTTAGTTTATGAAATTCAAAATATCATAATGAAATATGATCTATAAATATAAAGTTATATTACAAAAGTAGTTATGACGTTAAAAAACACATAAATAAATCTATTCATGATTTATCTTTTTTTTATAATGACTTTTTAAACACGTGTATAACCTTGAATATACGAAAAAGTAGTGGAAGGTAATCCAAAGCATATGTTTTTTTTCAACTTTCTGAAAAAAAAATGAAATGCTGAAAAAAAATATTATAAAAAAAAATTTTTTTTAAGTATAAAAAAATACACATTTTT